GATCTTTTTACTGTAGTTTTAAATGAAGTTGTTGCAGGTTTATGTTTAGGATTTTCAATATCAAATATACTTTTTACTGATTTGTAAATATCTATATTTTCTTCTTGTGTTCTTGGCGATTCATATACTTCCCAATTTTTACCTTTTAAACGCTTACCAGAATTATCTACACCTCTAGATTTTGATTTTAACCATAAAACACCTACTCTATCAGCTGTTTTACCAAAGCATTCTTTGTAACATTGAGCGTATGCTGCACCTTGTAAATCATAAGTGGTTTGTAAATGATTTGATGTTTTAAAATCAATAACCCATAATTCACCATCAATTTCACAGATACAATCACAAGTACCAGCTACTTTAAGTTCTTCACTAAATAAATGTACTTCTGTTTCAATTAATGTTGGGTTGTATGTTTCCCAAAAATCAACAAATCTTAAAAACATTTGCCAAACTAAAGGATCCATTTTAGGATAACCATCTTTATTAAGATAAGTTAGTTCTGCACCTGTAAAGTACTCTTCAATCATTTCATGTACTTTAGTACCTTCTTCACTTGCTTTTTTAACAATCCAGTCAGCTGAATGGCCTACTTTTTTAAGCCAATCCTGAAAGTATTTACCTTTTGGGTAACAGTTTAAAACATAAGTAATAGAGGGATAAAACTCACCATTACGTCTGTAGTACCTTGAATCAGGTAAAGTAATTTGTTTGTGGTCATCAGAAATTTCTAAAATTCTGTTATACGATTTTTTTATCATAAAGATAGTTTTTTCTCCATTAAATTATAGTAGGTTAAAGGAGGAGTATTTTGGATTAATTTGGTGAAATTAAGGAAACCCATTTCACTTGGATCCTTATCTTGCATGTCTACAAGATAGACTTCTTTACCTTCTGCTAGTAATAATTCACAAAAACGTAAAGCTTGTTTTATTGCATCCCTATCTAACGCAATATATATTTTATTTACTTGAGTAGTAATTAATTTTTTCATTAAATTACTCTGAATGTTTTTACCTAATAAAGGTATTGCATTTCTTTTTATAGCTATGGCATCAAATACTCCTTCACATAAAATAATTGGTAAACTCCAATTAATAAAATGTTCATTAGGAATTATATCTCTTGATACTTGTGGATTTTTATATTTAATAAATGCTTCTTTTTCAAAAGAACGTGCAATAAAATAATTTAACATACCATCTTTATCATAAGTTGGTATAATTATCATATTTTTATATATTCCTTCTTCACAATAACCAATACTATATTTTATAAAATCCGTGGAAGTAATGCCTCGTTTTTTTAAGTACGCTATAGCGTGTTTTTTTATTATACTATTGTTATTTTGTTGATCTAGACATATATACTCTGCGGGTAATTTAATTACATCCGTTGATTTTATTGAATATTTTGAATTTGAATTAGTATCTTTTACTAAAGATTTAGCTTCTGCTATTTTATTGGGAGATGCTTTAGATTGGAATAGTAAAGGTATAATTGATTTACCTTTTTTATCACATACCCAACAATGCCAAGGATTAAAGCCCTCTTTATTTTCAGTAAAATTAATTTCTAATTTAGGTTTATGGTGATTGCAATATGGACAATTGTAAGCTAAATTACCCCTAGCTGTTTTTTTGCCCGTACCCAATACAGAGTTCACTAATGTAACTAGTAGTTGATTAATCATTGGTAATAATATATGAAGCTATTTACCGGTATCCAAATTATCTGTAAAATCTTTTCTGTAAAATTTACCTAAAATATTATCATTAATATGTGTACTGTATTCATCTTCTAATACATTATTTTTAAATAAATACTTAGTTTCGTAATATGTAAGTAATTTTTTATTAGGAACATATTGTAATATGCGTTTTTCCCAATTTTCACCTGCATTATCTTTTTTAGATAAAGCAAGAATTTCTTTTTGGGAACCATAATAATCTTTCCAATCAGATTCAGTTATTACCTTTTGTTTAATAGGTACACGACCCCTTAATCCCTTTTTAGCTCTTTCTTCTCGTAAAGCTTCTAAAGCCTTTTTACCTAATCGTTTATTTCTTTCAAAGAAAAGGACTTTTTTACCAATGTATCTTACATCTGTGGGTTTATATACTACTTCATATATAAATCCGTAAGTACCTTCTGGCATATCCTTTATTGATGTTATAACCCTTCCCTGGTAAGACCAGGTAGCGGTAGTTGGCATATATCCCATTTATTATATGTATTAAAGGTTTGAGTTAGATAACCCAACAAAATAATTTTTTTGAAGGGAGTCAATTATTTTATTTATATCAAATATTTCTTCTAAATTATTATAGGCACAAGAATGTACATCTTGTGATAAAGGTATTGGTATAACATTACAACTATCATAATTTGGAGGGTTTGTAAATTCATTTGCTAAAATATTATCATGTAGATTATAACCAAAAACTTCAGGTTTAGTAGTTACCCAACAAACTGTTGATTTTAAGTTTAAAGCTTTAGCTAAATGCTGTGAAAATGAATCTATTAATAATCTTTTATCTGATATTTGTAATAATACAGCTATACTTCTCCAAGGTGATTCTATTGGGATGCATCCTTCATAATTTATTTGATTTGGAGATTTTATATGTAAACATTTATGGGTTTGACCCATATGATTTAATACTTCATTTACAACACACTTTGGTAAGTCTCTAGTCCAAGAATAAGGATGTAATTGAGTTGTAGGTCCCCCATTAGGGTGGATAACAAATATAGGTTGATTAAATTCATAGTATTTTTTACAATCATCTATTTCTGCTTTTGAAAGAAATATTTCAGGTTGTTCATTATTATATTTTAAATCTAATAAACTACACCACATTTTAATTAAATGAATTGGTTGTTGTGTTATAAAATCAGAAGTATCATATGGATCTAAAGTAAAATATTTACATTTTTGATCTTTTATAAACTTTGAATAAAAAACATTTGCTTCATTTAAATGAAAAGATTTATATACATCAGGATTATTATTAAAAACATCAGGACTACCTGATGATACTATAATATTTGAGTTTTTATATTTTTTCTTAAGAGCTTTTACTACCGCAGTTGATAAAATAACTTTACCTAAACCACCACTAATATTAAATATTATATTCATATTATCTAAATTGATTACCTCCTACCCATAAAACTAAAGATTTTCTTACACCTTTAGTTACAGGTGTTACTCTATGTCTTAAATAAGATGGAAAAACAAATACTGATCCTTTAGTTTTAGGTGCTGATATAGATAAATCATCTCCTGAATGGTTGAGTTCTAAAATTCCACCTTCATAATCATTAGGGTCTGATAGTTGAACTGTTAAAGATATTTTACGTAATGAATAATGATCATTCCCAATATCTAAATGCCAATCATAATGGCCTTTATCCTCTGCATGATATTCAGTATATTGTATTTGTTCTATAATAGAACCTAATTCAAAACCCCATAAACTTTGGTTAGATGTTTCTATTAATTTAGAAAGTTTATCATATAATTGCATAAAGGGAGGTCGTTGAGGAATCCATTTTACTCTAGATGTTCTAGTTTCTTCATCACTTATAACTTCACCTTCAGTAAATATACTAGCTTCAGAATATTCAATTTTTTCTAAATCTTTTAATATACCATCAATTTCATAATTATTAAAACCATCATTAATAAATTGTGGGGTAGTAGCTTTATTTCCTTGTTTTAAAAAAGTTAAACTATAGTCTATCATATATTTAGTTTTGATTGTAGTTCTAATATACGAACCGTTTTTTAATTATCCAAATTATTATATAAATGTTTTTTGAGGTATCCAATATACACTTCCAGTGTGTAATTCTTTATAATATTTTTGAGTTGGTACTTCTATTGGGTAATATAAAGTATCTGGTATTTCGTGGTTATAGGGATTTCCATTTAATGGTGCTTTTTCTGTTGCTATAGTTGATTCTTCTACACCATTATACCAACTAAGAACTGTTCCTTTTTTAGTTAATGTTCCATCTTGTATACAATCCTTCCAATATCTAAATTTATCATCACCATAAGTATCAAAAAATATACCATCATATTTTTCAAATAAACCTTCTTCTTTGGCTTCATACCAACTTTGACTTATAATTTTTACATTAGGTTTATCTTTAGACCAATCTATTAATTTACCAATAATTTGGGGATGATTTTCAACTATAGTATGTGAATTAATACTTGAGGATTGGGCATAATCTGCAAAAATACCCATACCAAAACCTATTTCTAATATATCACCTCCATTTTTAGTAACAACCTTGGCATGTTCTTCCATTATGGGATGTTCAAAATTGTGCATTACTACATGAGCATTTTCACTATGAGCAAAAACATCTAGCATAATAATAGCATTCTCAGTCTCGTATAATATTTCTTCAGTAAATTTTACTCTTTTTAATTCTGACATATAACATTTTTTTAAAATTTTAAGCTCCTACTCCCCTAAATTGAAAGTGAAAATAACAAGTAGCATTTGCTGGAGGAGCACCAAAAGCTGTACCCATAATAATCCCACTTGAAAAGGCATTAAAACCTCCTGATCTACTAGCTTGTCCAATTGAAGCATTACCCATAGCTGTTGGAAAAGGACCAGTAGGTAAACCTTCTGTAAAACATCCTGTATCAAAATCTCCACTATCAACTGTAGTACCTGTATAGCAGGTTCTAACAGTTGATCTTGTAAAACAATTAGTTCCATTAAATGAAGTAGGTACTCCACTGTAAACACTACCTGCATAACTAGTTGAACCTAATGTTTGTGTACCAGTTGCATTACATTTAGTTTGACCGGAATTATTTTGTAAACAAGTCATAAAAAATGCATTTTGGGAATATAAACTTGCTGGGAAATCTACTAAGATTGATTGTCCTTTTAATGAAATACAATATGTTGATGATGGGGGTGTAAAATCTTGATCATAAGTACGCATAGAAAACATACTAAAATTATTACAAGCTGCAGCTATAGCAGCTATTCCAGAATATCCTGGGCTATCTGTATTTAAAGCTGGAAGTGAATTACCATTACCCAAAGAATTACCACTATAATATTGGTTTGCAAGACTAGCAGGTGCAATAAAAGCTGTTGGTGAATAAGTATTACTATAGACACAATTCAGTCTTTCATTATTTACGTATTTTAATTGTAATAGTCCTGATGCTGGTACTGCCATAACTTATTTAATTTTATTTTCCAGTTCTTTTACTTTATCATTTAGTTCTTTAACTGCTTCAATTAATACTGCTACTAATCTATCATATTTAACTGCTTTATATCCATTTTCTCTATTATCAACTATTTCTGGGAATATTTTTTCTACTTCTTGAGCTATAACACCTACGTCATGTCCTTCATTGGCATGTATTTCTTTATTTTTATTAGCTTCAAATTCTTTCCAATCAAATGTAACACCATTTAGCATACTTACTTTTTCTAAAGCATTTGGTATATTTACTATATTAGTTTTTAATCTTCTATCTGATGAATAGAATGCTATTACGTCATTTGTAGCTCTAATTAGTCCCGTAGTTTGAGTAACTGTAGTACCTCCTACAATTAAACCACCTCCACTAAAAGACATATAACCTTCACCAATGTATAATAGTCCTTCATCGGCATATCCAGAAACCTTAAAACCACCATCATCACCAGCATTATTAAATAATAGATCATCACCATCTATTCCAACTGAATAACCATTTCCTTGATTAAAAACTAAATCACTTCCATTAAATAATAAATTAGATTCACCATTTAAAGTAGTACCACTTACGGATGTCATTATCCTATTGTTACCAGCATTAGTTATTGTTGCAGTACCACTTGATCCACTTGAACCTGATGAACCGGAATTACCAGATGATCCTGAAGTTCCTGATGAACCGGAATTACCTGAAGAACCTGAAGATCCTGAATTACCATTTTCTCCTGGTTCACCGGGTTCACCTTGTGCACCACTTGTACCTGAAGATCCTGATGTTCCTGAATTACC